AAAAAGACGCTGAAGACTTAAAAGTAGACGCAACTCTTCTTATACTTACATCACATAATAATGTAGTAAAAGAAGTAGAGTTTAAAGGAGTATTCCCAACAAGCATGGAACCTATACAATTTGACGCACAAGCAGAAAGCGTTGAGTTTGTACAAATGGAAGTCAGCTTTGGTTATACTTACTTTGAATTTAAATAAACAGTTTACAAAAGCACAAAAGTATGGTATAATAGTATAGTATGAATAATTTGCAACAAATATTAGAAATGTGGAAAACAGACTCGGTAATAGATGAAATGAATCTAGACGAAACATCGAGAGATTCCGCTAAACTCCACGGTAAATACCTAGAACTTCTTTCAGTAAATCGTATGAAGCTCAAAAAAGCTGAACTTGAATTTAAAGTTATACTTAAAGACAAGTGGCTACACCTTAATGGTAAAATGAGTAAAGTAGAGATTGATGAAAAAGGCTGGGACTATGACCCACTCAATGGAATAACTGTATTAAAAGGAGACATGGATTATTATTATAATGCTGACCCTGTAATACAAGAACATCAAGCAAAGATACATTACCTCGAAGAAGTTTGCAGTACTTTAAAAGAGATATTAGAAAACGTTAAATGGCGACATCAAAATATAAAGAATATGATTGAATGGAGAAAGTTTACTAGCGGAGCCTAATGGATACTGTAACGATTCAAAAGAAGAACGAAGTCTTCTTAAATGTACAATGTGACCCCTCAATAGAAATGGAACTATCAGAACATTTTCAGTTCTTTGTTCCAGGTTATAAATTTATGCCAGCTTACAGAAATAGAATGTGGGATGGCAAAATTAGATTATACGATTCCAGAAAGAAATTATTATACACAGGATTGCACAAATATTTGCGTGAGTTTTGTGACGTGAGGGATTATAACCTAGAAGTGATAGATTCGCCAGCTTATGGTGCACTGCAGTCCGCCCTCAGCCCTGACATAGATGGGCTATTATCACAAATGTCCCTTTCTGTGAACGGAGCTGATATAATACCCCGCCCATATCAGTTGGAGGGACTCTCGCACACGCTTTCTCAGGAAAAATCCTTATTACTATCACCTACTGCTTCTGGGAAGAGTTTAATCATATATTTAGCTATAAGATATTTCCTAGATGTTTTTGAAGGTAATGTTTTGCTTATAGTACCTACGACATCATTAGTAGAGCAAATGTATTCTGATTTCGGAGACTATTCTTCAAAGGATACTTGGTCTCATGCAGATAATTGCCATAGAATATATTCAGGTAGAGAGAAACATAACGTAAATCAGAGAGTTATTATATCAACTTGGCAATCAGTTTATAAATTACCACAATCTTGGTTTGCCGGTTTTGGGATGGTGATAGGAGATGAAGCACATAATTTTAAAGCTAAGTCATTGACAAGTATATTAGAAAAATGTACTGAAGCAAAATATCGTATTGGTACTACTGGAACATTAGATGGAACTCAAACTCATCAGCTTGTATTGGAAGGATTATTTGGTCCAGTATATCAGGTGACAACTACAAAAGAATTAATGGATAATGACGATTTAAGTCAATTAGATATAAATATACTTATACTAAAATATAAAGAAGAATACTGTAAGCAGATAGTTAAAGAAAAATATCAACAAGAGTTAGATTTTATAGTACGATATGAACCAAGAAATAATTTTATAAGTAATTTAGCTTTAGACCAAAAAGGAAATACATTGATACTCTTTAATTATGTAGATAAACATGGTAAACCTTTGCATACATTATTGCAAAATAAAATGCCAAAAGATAGAAAACTGTTTTACGTGTCTGGAGAAACAGATGTCGATACAAGAGAGTCAGTCCGTGAGATTACCGAGAAAGAGAAAGACGCGATTATTGTCGCAAGTATCGGGACTTTTTCTACTGGGATTAATATACGTAATCTTCATAATATTATATTTGCCTCTCCAAGCAAAAGTCAAATTAGAGTCCTACAATCAATCGGGAGAGGATTAAGGAAGAGTGAAGATGGACAAGATACAAAGATATATGATATAGCAGATGACTTACACTGGAAAAATCAAAAGAATTATACCCTACAACATGCCGCTGAAAGAATTAAAATCTATTCTAAAGAACGGTTTAACTACAAAATGTTTGATATAAATATATAATATGGAAGGACTAAATATAAGACACTTTAAACTCATGAATGGCGAAGAGATAATTGGTCTCGTTGCTATTAAGAATGATGATAATTTTATAATTGAAAGACCGGTAAGACTGAATCCTAGTATGTTAGGTGGAGTTCAGTTTGTAGCTTGGTTTCCTTTCAGCGACGCAAAACAATTTAAAGTTTTTAAGAGCTCAATTTTACAACATGTTCCTGTAGCAGAGTCTATAAAAGAAACATATGTGAACTTCTCTCTTAAAATGGATAGACCAATTCAAACTGTTCAGACTAAAACAGACCAAGAGCTCTTAGAAGAATACGAGAGTCGACTTGCTTCTGGTACTGACCACTTTGATGAGGAACCACTCAATGAGCTGGATAAGAAGAGAACATTACATTAATATAGTATCCTCTACCGCTCCGGGTGTTAATATATTATACCATAAAAACAGGCAAATGTAAACGATTATTTTCACTTTTTGTGAAATAAATTTAAATTAAATTATTCCTTTACATTTACACCAAAGTATGGTATAATAGTATATTATGGAGAAAATATTATGACTAAGGTCAAACCAAAAGATAAACCACATTACGTTAACAATCGAGAATTCTCTGAAGCAGTCATGGATTATGCTATAGAAGCACGTGATTGTAGAGAAAAAGAAAAGAAAGTTCCTACAGTTCCAGATTACATTGCAAAATGTTTTATTAGAATATCAGAAGGACTGTCTCACAGACCGAACTTTGTTCGGTACACCTATAGAGAAGAAATGGTTATGGATGCCGTTGAAAATTGCTTAAGAGCAATTGGTAACTATAACATTGAAACTGCTACAAGAACTGGAAAGCCTAATGCATTTAGTTACTTTACTCAAATATGCTACTTTGCATTTATTCGTAGAATAACTAAAGAAAAGAAACAACAAGATATCAAATTCAAATTCATTGAGAAGATGGGTATAGAAGATTTTGTTCAAATGGGTATGGATAGCGAAGGAGCTGAACAAACTATGGCTTATGTTGATACATTAAGACAAAGGATTGGTACTATTCGTACTAAAGACGAAGCTATTAAGAAATTTGCAAAAGAGGAGAAGAAGCGAGAGAAAGAAAAACTTGAGCTGTTTATGTAATGAAAAAAGTAAGTACAAAACAAAACCAAAGACATTTACGTCTTATGAAAAAAAGAACAAGAAAGGCTGAAATAAGAAAAGAGCGAAGAGAAGAGGTAATGGCTCAAATGCTTATAATCAAACAGTCTCATAAAAGAATAGCAAGAACTCAGAGAAAAATGAGTAAACTTGCAAAACAAGCAGCTGCATCTAGAGCACTATGAAGATAGCGATATTGAATGACACTCATTGTGGTGTCAGAAACAGCAGTGATATATTCTTAAACTATCAAGAGCGCTTTTATGAAGAGGTATTTTTTCCTTATCTAAAAGAACATGACATCAAACAGATATTGCATTTAGGAGATTATTATGAACACCGTAAGTTCGTTAATTTCAAAGCTCTTAATCAAAATCGTAAACATTTTCTTGAGCCTTTGCGTGATGCTGGTATTACTATGGATATCATTCCTGGTAATCATGATGTTTATTTTAAGAATACTAATGAGCTATGTTCCCTCAAAGAACTCTTAGGTTATTTTACATCTAACGTAAACATTGTAATGAAGCCAACTGTATTAGACTATGATGGTCTTGGAGTTGCAGTTATACCATGGATTAACAACTCAAACTATCAAGAGTACGTAGATTTTGCTTTAAATTGCAAAGCACCGATATTAGGAGCTCATTTGGAATTGAAAGGATTCGATTTAATGGCAGGGATGCCTAATCCACATGGTATGAATGCAGATATCTTTTCAAGATTTGAAATGGTTCTATCAGGTCATTTCCATACTAAATCAAGTCAAGGTAACGTAACTTATCTTGGTTCTCAAATGGAATTTACCTGGGCTGATGTTGATGACCCTAAGTACTTTCATATACTTGATACTGAAACAAGAGAAATCGAAGCAGTAAGAAATCCAATAACCATATTTAAAAAGGTTATATATGATGATGCTAAAATAGATTATGACAAAATAGATGTAAGTCAATATGAGAAACATTTCATTAAACTGATTGTTATAAATAAAAATGACTTGTATATGTTTGACAAATTTGTCGATAGATTACAGAATATAGAAACATATGAACTTAAGATTGCAGAATCTTTTGAAGAGTATCTAGGAGAAAGCGTTGAAGACGAGAAAATCTCTCTTGAAGATACTAATCAACTTTTAGATTCATATGTCGAAGCTGTAGATACTGACTTAGATAAAGAACATATCAAAATTGAATTGAGAAAGCTTTATACAGAAGCACAGAACCTAGAGGTTGTATGATACATTTTAAATCATGTGAATGGAAGAATTTCCTATCCACCGGTAGTGACCCTATCAAAATCCAACTAGATAAAACACCTACAACATTAATCGTTGGCCAAAATGGCGCAGGTAAATCTACTTTACTTGACGCTCTTTCGTTTGGTTTATTTGGTAAGCCACACAGAGATATAAAGAAAGACCAAATGATTAATAGTATCAATAAAAAAGGTACTATCGTAACTGTTGAAATGACGATTGGAAGTCATGAGTTTAAAATTGTAAGAGGAATCAAGCCAGGTAAGTTTGAAATCTATCAAAATGGCAATCTTATTAATCAAGCATCTAATGCAAGAGATTATCAGAAGTTCTTAGAACAGAATATACTTAAGCTCAATCATAAATCTTTTCACCAGGTAGTTGTACTTGGTTCGTCTTCGTTTATACCATTCATGCAATTACCAGTATGGTCAAGAAGAAATATTATAGAAGACCTATTAGATATCAATATCTTTTCAAAGATGAATATGTTATTAAAGGAAAGAAACTCTAAAATAAAAGAAGAGCTTACTGATGTCAATCATCAAATCGATATCTTTAAAACAAAGATGGATTCTCAAAGTAAGTATATCAAAGATTTGCAAGAGTTAAATGATGACCAAATACAAAACAAAAGAGATTCTATTGATATACACAAAGAAGATATTAATAAGTTATTTGACGAAAGTAAAACTCTTGGAAAGAATTTGACAGCATCTATATCAGCTGAAGAGAAACATAGTACTGAAATTGTAAAGAAAATGTCTCAACTAGATTCATATGATATGTCATTTAATGATAAGATAAAAGGATTAGTTGAAGAAAGCAGATTCTATGAAGACAACGATACATGTCCAACATGCGACCAGGATATAGATGAAGAACTGAAAACTCAAAAGATAGAATCAGTTAAATCAAAAGCTCAAGAAATACAAAAAGCCAAAGGTGACTTAAGCAAGAATATAGCTGATATGAAAACTGAACAACAAGCAGTATCGAATAGTTTAAATTCACTTCGTCAGAAACAACAAAAGATAAATAGTAATAATGACGCAATAGCTTTAATCCAAAAGGAAGTTAATAAGGTCCAAAAAGAAATCGATAATCTCCAAGGGCAAACAGGAGATGTATCAAAAGCTAAAAAAGACTTAACTGAATTAAGAAAGAATAAAGATAAGTCGACTGAAAAGAAGCTTGAATACGTAGAAGAAAGAACTTATAATGAAGTCATAGGAGAAATGCTAAAGGATACTGGTATCAAAACTAAAGTTATTAAGCAATATTTACCAGTGATGAACAGATTAATTAATCAGTATTTACAGATACTTGATTTCTTTGTATCGTTCCATTTAGATGAAAACTTCAATGAAACTATAAGGTCAAGGCATCGTGACTCATTTAATTATGCATCATTCTCAGAAGGTGAGAAACAAAGAATAGATTTATCTCTTCTTTTCACCTGGAGACAGATAGCTAAAATGAAAAACAGTGCAGCATCAAATCTACTCATATTAGATGAAACCTTTGACTCAAGCTTAGATATAGATGGCATCGATAATCTCACAAGAATACTTGATACTCTTGAAGATGGAAGCAATGTATTTATCATATCTCATAAAGGCGATGTATTAGAGAACAAATTTAGAAGCAAAATTGAGTTCTTTAAGGAAAGAAATTTCTCAAAAATCAAGTGATAAGTGAAAATAATTAGCACTCTTATCACCTTTTAAAAATTATTTTCAAAAAAATCGTTTACATTTGCAGAGAACTGTGGTATAATATACATATATTTAAGGATAAGGAAACCTATGATAAAACACAAAAGCACCCTCGCTAAGCTAATGGCTAGAGAAAACATTACTGTTCAATATGGTAATTATCAAACAGCTTGGTTTGACATTAAAAACAGAGTACTTGGATTACCTATGTGGAAAGACATGGGTAAAGACGTATCTGATTTATTAATAGGCCATGAAGTTGGCCATGCATTATTTACACCATTCGAAGGTTGGCATGATAGTCCTGAAAAGCTAGAAGGCTGCCCTCGTTCGTATATTAATGTTGTTGAAGATGCTCGTATCGAAAGACATATAAAAGAAGCTTACGTTGGTTTAGTTGGTCCTATGCAAAGAGGATACAGGAAACTATTTGATGATGGTTTCTTCGGTGACACTCAGTCCCTCGAGTGGGATAAAGTAAAGTTGATTGATAAAATCAATTTGAATGCTAAAGTAGGGAATCTACTTAATGTACCTTTTTCTGATGAGGAGCAAGTGTATATGGATAGAGCTATGAAAACAGTAACGTTCGAAGATGTTACTAATCTTGTAAGAGATATATTACAATATACTAAAGATAACCAAGAAGAGCTATTAAATCCACCTGAGCCTCCAATGGTTGATTTACCAGAAGATGGCGAAGAAGAAGAGCAACAAGAGCAACAGCCTCAAATGGGTCATGATGATATGCAAAGCTCAGAAGATGAAGAAGAAGCTCAAGCAGAGTCAAAGCAAAAAAGCAACAAATCACAGCAACTAACTGAAGATAAAGAAGTCGAAGAAGATAAAGAAGCTGAAAGTAAAGGCAGAGTTGAAGAAGACGTATCAGAAACTGATGAAGTATTCAGAAGAAAAGAACATACACTCTTAGACACTAATGAATCTGGCAGTCAAGTTTTGATTGGTAACGACTTTAATAAAGAAGTTGCTAAAAGAATTGTTATACCTTATGCTCAACTAGCAAAAGAAAGAAAAGCAAGAATTGCAGAAAATTATGAATATCTAAATGATGTAGTTAAAATGGATGAAGGTGATTATTGGTATGATAAAAGAGCCCAACCACTTACGTATGACGAAACCTTAGGCAATTATAAGTCATACATTAAAGAAGTTAAAAAGAATGTTAACTTTGCAGTTAAAGAGTTTGAAATGAGAAAAGCTGGATACAGATACACAAGAGCTCAAACAGCAAAAACAGGTTCTATCGATGTTAACAGATTATGGTCTTATAAAACTAACGATGATATATTTGCTAGAGTCACAAAATTAGCTGATGCTAAAAATCATGGAATGTTTATGTTGATTGATTTTTCAGGTTCAATGAATGACATTATGGGAGATGTTCTTGATCAACTTATACATTGTATAGTATTTTGTAAAACAGTCAATATACCTTTCGATGTATATGGTTTCACAAATCAAAACGTTTCACTAGGTGGCGGATGGAATGGAGACAGAAATGTATTTCCAATCGATTCAGAAGTTGACCATGGTGGATTATCACTACCTCAACTTATCACTTCAACTCTTAAAAAGAAAGATTACGAAGAAGCATTACAGTCACTATATGTAAGAATGGAATTCTGTAAAGATGACTACACACATAGAGAAAGATTAGTTATTAGTAAGAACGAAGAGTATGGTTCTACCCCACTAAATGAGGCTCTAATACACAGTCACAAGATGATTGATGGATTCAAAAGGGCTAATAATATTGACAACATGAACCTCGTCGTGATATCAGATGGTGATGCAAATGGCTTAAGAATTGCTAAAGACAGAGATATAAAAATTGAAAGAACCATACCTGATAGCTGGGGTGGTGCTATAATAAACATTATGGGCAAAAATGTTAAGCTAAAAGATACAAGAAGAGAAGGCACTAAAAGTCTTTTACAAAACTTACAAAAACAGTTTGGTCTTACTACGATAGGATTTTTCCTAGCTGATAATGGCCACAACTTTAAATACAAAATCTCTGATTGCGATACTTCAGCTGACATGTGGGGTGATGGCATGAAAAAGTACAATAGAGAATATGCAAAAAACAAATGTGTTACGTTTAAAGACGAGCTTGGATACAATGAATTATACATTGTTAAATCTTGGAAAGGAGCATTAGCTACTGACGCCACTGAATTCGAAGTTAATGAAGACGCTTCAAAGGGTCAATTAACTTCAGCATTTAAGAAATACAGTAAGTCTAAAAAGCTTAACAAAACACTATTAACGAACTTCGGTAAGGCGGTAGCAGAATGAACAACACTATTCTGCAAAGTATTTCACCTAAAAGTGAAAATAAACCTTTACAAACACGTCGAACTATGGTATAATATACATATATAAATTGATAAGGAGAAACTATATTATGAATAACTTGAAAAAATCTACCCAGATAATTCTCAAAGAACTTGCTACCAGATACCCTGATAGTACTGAGTTCAGAAAAAACGCAATTGTTGAAGTCGGAAAAGAGTTCGGCTACACCGGTAAGGATTGGGACCCTTTAATGCAAAAAAACAACAGAGTCAAAATTGGCACATACGATTTGGCTGGACTTATTGAACCATTGAGAGAAACAATGTTGATATCAAATACAGTGGTTAAAATGCCACAATCAGCTGCTCAAATGCAGTCAATAGTAAACGAAGAAAAAACTTTCGCTAAAACAGATAAATCATTCGTACCTTGGGGAGCATTTTCTGACATTGTAAAGATTGTCAAATCAAATATGTTCTACCCAACATATATCTCTGGTCTATCAGGCAATGGTAAAACATTCATGGTAGAACAAGCATGTGCTAAAGTAGGCAAAGAGTTTATCAGAGTTCAAATCAATCCTGAAACAGATGAGGATGATTTACTTGGTGGCTTTAGACTTATTGATGGAGAAACAGTTTTCTCTAAAGGTCCAGTTCTTAAAGCAATGGAAAATGGAGCTATCCTCTTACTTGATGAGATTGATAGAGCAACAAACAAAATTATGTGCTTACAAGGAATCCTTGAAGGCAAACCAGTACTTGTTAAAAAGACTGGCGAAATCGTAGAGCCTGCTGAAGGTTTCAATGTAATCGCAACAGCTAATACTAAAGGTAAAGGTTCAGAAGATGGTAGGTTCACAGCAGCTACAATCATCGATGATGCTTTCCTTGAAAGGTTTACAATATCAGTTGACCAACAGTTCCCATCTCTTAATGTAGAGAAAAAGATTGTATTCAAACACATGGAGAAATTCAATTGTATGGATATCGACTTTGCTGAAAAGCTAGTTCTTTGGGCTGATATTATCAGAAAAACTTTTTATGATGATGGTGTCGATGAAGTCATTTCAACTAGAAGACTATGTCACATTGTACAAACATTCTCTATCTTTCAGAAAAGAGATAAAGCAATTGACTTATGTATCTCAAGGTTCGATTCTGATACTAAAGAAGCTTTCCTTGACTTATACAGCAAAGTAGATGCTGATGAAATTGTCGAAGAGACAGGAGACATTAATGCTGAAGAAACTTATGAAGTCTAATCAAATAGATTACAAATTTAACGAAGGAGCTCTTGTTGAAGAGCTCAAGAGTTATATAGACAAAACTTATGGTGGTCACTATTCAAAGAATCAGTTTCAATCAACTGAATTCATTATTGATTGTGGACATGGCATGGGTTTTGCTTTAGGGAACGTACTTAAGTACGCTCAAAGGTATGGTAAAAAAGAAGGACATAACAGAGCTGACCTTCTCAAGATTTTGCACTATGCTATAATCGCTCTGGATTGCCATGATAAAAATGAAAACTAATCGTTTACATTACAATGAAAGTATGGTATAATAGTTATATAATGGAGAAAATATGAACTTATCAACAGACACCTTGAATGTGTTAAAAAACTTCGCAACAATAAATCCAAATATTGTTTTCAAACCAGGACAAAAACTGAAGACTATTTCAGAGTCCAAAACTATTCTAGCTTCTGCTGAAATAGTCGAAGACTTTCCTAAAGAATTTGGAGTCTATGACTTAAACGAATTCTTATCAGTCTTAAGTCTTATTGATAATCCTACATTAGAGTTTGAAGATAAAGCAGTATTGGTACAAGGTAGTGGACAAAAGATAAGATATTTCTTTTCTGAAAGCGATATCCTAACCACTCCTCAAAAAGATATTCAGATGCCAGAACCAGAACTTGGAGTTAATATCGAAGAAGATAAACTAAATCAGATTCGTAAAGCTGCTGCTGTTCTTGGTCATACTGAACTAGCTATAACAGGTAATGATGGAGTCATTACAGCCTCTGTACTCGATACAAGAGACTCGACTTCAAACCTATTTGAAATAGAGCTAGATAGAGACAATTCATGTAAAAATGGATTTAACTTCGTGGTAAGTATACCCAACTTGAAATTGCTACCAGGCGATTACTTTGTAAGCATAAGCTCAAAGCTAATCTCTAACTGGACTAATAGTAATTATCCTGTTGATTATTTTATCGCTCTTGAGAAAAACTCAAGCTACGATGTATAAATATATTGTAGGAATGGAAGATGCCGCATGGGGCGGGTCTTTTAATTTTCGTAAATATGCATAGGAGAAAATTATGTCAGAAGAAGTGAATAACGTTGAAACTGAAGCTGAAGAAAGCGTCCAGTTAAGTCTACAAGACATCGCTACAATGGTACAAATAATTGATATTTGTTCTAAAAGAGGTGGATTTGAAGGCCCTGAGCTTGAAGCAGTTGGTGGTTTAAGAAACAGAACAGTTAAGTTTCTAAACGCGGCTTCCAAAGGCAACGAAACACCAGAAGGTCAAGTACCGGTGGAAGAAGTTGCTGATGAAGAATCAGTCGAAGGTTAATACAAGAGGGGTGAAAGTCCCCTCACATTTTATTATTAAGGAATACATTATGAACAACAATGAACAAGCCAAATTGCTCGAGGCTTTACAAAAGGGGCAAGTCACAGTCACATTCAGAAAAATAGATACAGGCGAAATAAGAATTATGCCTTGTACTCTTAATCCATCAATTCTTGAAGCTAATGGCCAAATGAATAAAATTAATCAT